TCTGATTTCACGGTGATTTCAGAATAATTTTTTAACTTTAAAACACGTAAAACCATGTCAAACTATGTAACCCCAGTAGGAAAAGCTTCTTACACATATCTATTAAAACCTAAACTAAATGCTAAGAGCGGTAAGATGCAGTATTCTACTGACATTCTTTTTGATAAGAAGACTGACCTTAGTAAATTAAAAGCAGCTATAGAAGAAACCATTAAAGAAAAATGGGGAGCTAAAAGACCTAAGGTTCTTCATAGTCCTATCAAAGATGGTGATGGTGTTAAGCCAAAAACTGGCGAGCCATACGGTGATGAGTACCACGGTTGTTTCTTTATTACAACTAAGAATACTCGCAAGCCAGGGGTAGTTGATGCTCAAACTCAACCAATCTTAGATGAAAGCGAGATCTACGGTGGGTGTTATATCAGAGCCAGCTTGAAACCTTTTGCTTATGATGTTGATGGAAGTAAAGGGATTACTCTTTATCTAATCAATGTTCAGAAAGTTAAAGATGGTGAGCCTTTTGGTGGAGATGCTAAGGTTTCCCCTGAAAATGAGTTTGATGTTATTGATGATGAGCAGGATAACCCAGCTAATTACCAACAATCAAATCTATTAGGTTAGTATGATCAGCATAGATTTCGAAACAAGATCCGAAGCTGACTTAAAGAAAACCGGTAGTTGGGTGTACTCGTTGCACCCAACTACTGAGGTTCTTTGCTTGGCTGTTAAGTATTCTGATGGCACGTTGCAGCTATACACACCGGAAGATATACGAGATAGGCCGATGCACAATTGGTTACCTAGCGGGACTAAGGTAGAAGCACATAACGCTTTCTTTGAGAAAGCTATATGGCAAAACATAATGGTTAAGCGCTATGGTTGGCCAGAGATAAAACCAGAGCAATGGAGATGTTCAGCTTCTAAAGCTGCATACCACGCACTACCGAGATCATTAGGCGGGGCAGGTCAAACACTTGGCCTTGATGTTACCAAAGATGATGAGGGTAGGAGAGTGATGTTACAATTATCTAAGCCAAGAACTAAAGGTACCAAGATATACTTTGAAAAAGAAGATCACCCAGATAAATTTGAAACCTTATATAAATACTGCAAGTCAGATGTGGAGTCTGAACACGCACTATCAGAAAGGTTAGGGGACTTACCAGCACAAGAGCTAGCCGTATGGCAGCTTGACCAAAAGATTAATATGCGTGGGGTACCAATAGACATTGATGCCGTGGATGCAGCGTTAAAAATCCTCTCTGAATATACAACTAAATTAGCAGCCGAGATAGATATAATAACAGAAGGGGCTATCCAAACCATTGGACAGAGAGCCAAGATATTAGAGTGGTCCGCAAGTAGAGGGGAGATCTTAACTGGATTAACTAAGGATGATGTTGCTAAAGCGCTACCAAATATTAAAGATGCTAAGGTGAAAAGATTATTAGAGATACGCCAAGGTCTTAGTAAAACTTCTACAGCTAAGTACGAAGCTATGAAGAACTCTACTGCACCAGATGGTAGGATCCGAGATGTACTTATGTACCACGGTGCTTCCACAGGTAGATGGACTGGTAAGTTAGTCCAGTTCCAGAACCTACCTAGAGGTAACATTAAAGATATGGCCACAGCTATTGATCTAATCAAACAAGGTAGCCTGTCAGCAGTAGAGATGCTCACCGGAGATGTGATGGGTTTTATGTCCGGAGCTATAAGAGGAATGGTTAAAGCCCCAGAGGGTAAGCAGTTCTTGGTAGCAGATTTTGCAGCTATTGAGGCTAGGGTATTAGGTTGGTTAGCTGGTAGTGAGAAAATGCTTACCCAGTTTAGACAAGGGCAGGATCTATATAAAGACATGGCCTCAAACATATACCGAGTAGATGTTAAAGACGTAACTCCTGAGCAGAGGCAGTTAGGAAAGGCTGCAATACTAGGAGCAGGCTACGGTATGGGCGCACCTAAGTTCTTTGAAACTTGTTTGAGTTGGGGGATTAAAGTACATGAGGGCCTGGCTAAAACAGCCATCAATACTTACCGCTCCACCTACCATGATGTAAGATCCCTTTGGCAAGACCAGGAGAAAGCTGCTCACACAGCCGTACGTACTGGTAAAAAAATTACAGCAGGCAAAACCATTTGGTTTACTGAGGATGATTTCTTGAAGTGTCAATTACCAAGCGGTAGATGCCTCCACTATTATAAGCCTGAGCTTCGGGAGAAAGAAACTGACTGGGGTATGAGTATCGAACTAAGTTATATGGCTGAGAAGAATGGTAAAGCATTCCGCAACGGTACGTATGGTGGTAAGCTAGTAGAGAATATAACTCAAGCAGTTGCCAGAGATCTAATGGCTGAAGCTATGATCCGGATTGAGAAAGCTGGCTTTGAGATTGTACTTTCGGTGCATGATGAATTGATTGTGGAACACCCAAGGCAAGATCATACTAGTATGATAAGCCCTTTAATAAGATTTTGTGAGCTCATGTCACAAACACCAGATTGGGCGACTGACTGTCCTGTGGAAGCGGAAGGTTGGTCTGGTATTAATTATAAAAAATAAATTATGAAAGTAAGTTTAAATAACCAAAAAGAAATACTCATAGACGGAGAGATGGTGGCTAGAGCTGTATTGACTAGTGACACTAGACTAATGCCTAGGCGATATGCGTTAATAGATATAAAAAGGCGAAAGCTCTTTGACATAGATAACTATATGGACTTTAGGGGAACCTATAAAGATATGGACTGGAAAACTATTTTAAAAATTTGATAATTAAATTATGATATGTAATAAAAAAGAGTGTGATAAACTTTTTGATAGAGGTTCCGGTTGGGTTAAATACGAAGGGGCGCCTGTTTACTGTAGTGAACACTGCCTTGACACGGACAACCTTGAACCTGACAACATAAACCCGGACCATTACAAGGTAGGCGGTATAGAAACTTTTGATTTTATCACCGCAAAAACATCACCGGAACAATTGGCTGGCTACTGCAAAGGGAATATCATTAAGTATGTTTCAAGAGCTGACCATAAAAATGGAGTAGAAGATCTTAAAAAAGCCAAGTGGTATTTAGATAAATTAATTAAAACATTCGATGACTAAAACAATACTCGCTTTAGACCTAGGCACCACAACTGGAATTGCTATGACCTCGAAGGGGAGTATTCAATCTTCTAGTAAGAGTTTCAAGGCTACTCGCTTTCAAAGTGCTGACCGTAGATTCTTTAATTTCCGTAACCACTTGCAAGACATACAGAACAAATTAATGCTGGGGGTTGATGTAGTTTATTTTGAAGAAGTGCGTAGGCATATTGGCACAGATGCTGCTCACTGCTACGGTGGATTCAAGGCAACCCTTACTATGTTTTGTGAAGATAATAAGATACCTTATGAAGGGGTAGCCGTAGGTACCATCAAAAAATTTATAACTGGGAAAGGTAACGCCAATAAAGAAAAAGTAATAAAGGCGGTTCAAGATTTAGGGCATAACCCTAAAGATGATAATGAGGCTGATGCTTTAGCCTTGTTATACTTTGCAATGGAGAAGGAAACATAATACCAGGAATCAATCAAGTAAAGTATATTTACCGTATCTGTAAATTAGAAATTTATTTCGGGGTTGTTTTAAAAAAGATATATGAACCCATCTACTTTTCCCCGAATATTCAGCGATACATTGATCTACTTCTATACCACTTTTTTGAATAGCCTTTATTACATCGTTGGGTTCTCCAAATTCTGGACATACAAAATCAACGGCTGAACCAATTAAATGATAACTGCCAGTAGAACCGGATACCAATGTATTTAAATATTCGCACCTAAACCCCGAAGTTATAATAATTGGTTTATCTAATAAGTCTCTAACTTTTTGTAGCTGTTGAGCTGTAAATTTAAGATTTTTAAGTATAGATCTATTACGAGTAGAATTATCTATATTATTTTGCCTAGCGGTACTGCTTCTAAAAAACTCACTATAATGAAAATCTTTAGTTGTGATTGATTCTAAATACCTAGTCATTATTACACCAATTAATTTTTTGCTTAGTACCTCCTAAATAAGGATAAGCTAACTTACATTTTAATAGCTCTTTAGATAAGTTTTTACCATCATAGATAATATTACATACCAATCTAAAATACTTACCTTTGGCACAATCTTTTAACTCAATCTTATTAGCATTAGATAATCTATCTTTTACAAATTGTTTAGCTTTATATCCTTTAGCTTTTTCGCATTTATCTTTGGTTCTAATTTCTGGGGTATCTAGTCCGAACAATCTAACCTTTACGTCTTTACAAAAAAAATTAGTATCGCAATTAAGATCTACCGTTATCGTGTCGCCATCATAATTTTTAATGTATTTAGCATTAAAAGAATTAGCGTAACTTTGACAAGATAGTATTATTAATACTGTAAAGCTAAATATTCTATTCATTTAAAAAATTAATTCATCGTCCATTTTTAAAAGTATCTATTGTAAACTATTCCAAAAGCATCTTTAAACCCCAATTCTTTATTGCGATCAAACCAGTACACACCGTAGTAGTTTTTATCTTTAAATATTCCACCACTCAAACCTTTAATTAATGCTGATGTACTGGTTGTTATACCATTAAATTTATCATAAACATTAACGCTCGCTAATACTATTGACGCAGAAAAATTACCAACTTTTGTGGGAATAGAATTACCTAAGGAACAACTATCAATTAAAGTTTTTCTTTCTACCTTACCACTTAAGAATCTAATTTCTGTAGGCTGTTGAAAAAGTCTATTACTAGCACAACTTATAAAACTATTATCTTCAAATATAGATAAACCTATATGGCCACTTTTGAACTGGTCTTTTAGGCTGCCTAGATGCTCATTCTTATTGATCTGGGTATTGTCTGTGTTGTAGTAAGTTAATGATTTACCAATAAATGGCTTGTATTCTACAGCATACACCTTGGGGCAAATAGCTACTAATATAAGTAAAGCAACGTATATATAAGCAACTATATAGATTAATATAATATTAATTTTCATGGCATTTTCTTTTTAAATATTGCTTTTCGTTTTTAGCTATCTCCGTCAAGTCTTCTAATGTAAATATAGAATCTTTAAATTTTAACAGAACATGATTCGGTATTTTTTGATAGATATTACAATAATGATTTATATCATCACTCCTGACTAAATTAGTCCCCTTTGTATAGCAAGCTGTCAATAAGATCATCAACGTCAGAATAATCATCAACTTCTTTATTAATTTGTTTAGCAATCTCATTATTTGTTTGGTGTTTGATTAGTTTTTCTTCTAGTATCTCACTATTTTCTTTTATTCTTTCAGACTCAGTCTGTTTATTAGCAACTGATTTACCTTTAAAATAAACACTAACTAATGCAATAAAACTTCCGATTGAGCCTAAAAGATATTTAATCATTTTTTAAATGAATTAAATTTTCCAAAATATTCTGTAACACTAACCCCTAACAATCCAGAACCAGCCCAAAAGAATATAGATATTGCATTTGTTATTTTGCTAAAATCTACTGCAGTCTGGTTATGTATTCCAAAAAGAATATTATATCCAAGTAAGATAGCACCTATAAATAAAGATGTAATACCTGTGACTCTTTTTGATGAAGTATGACCGATAACATTTTGAAATAATGTAACGTTATTAGTTATGTTTTCTTTTTTAATTTCTTCTTTTTCCATGTCTTGCGTTAAATTATTAATTTTTAATTATACTACTTTTCTTTATTTAGTAATTCAAGTAACAATTCTTTTAAGTGTTCTTGATTGTTTTTACTATGACTTTTTATTCTTTCTAAAGCACTTCCTAATTCTATATTTTGTTTTTCTATATTGTCTCTATCATGACTTTTTAGTTTTTCTAAAGCACTTTCTAATTCTTTACTTTGACGCTCTTTTTCTTCAGCTTGCTGTTTTTCATTGTATGTTTTTAACTTTTCTATTTCTTTTTTATTCTGGTTTGATTGTTTATTATGTAAGTGAGCAAAAAATAAAATCATAACAACAGAAGGCGTTGCATCATTAGTTATTATAAGTGATGCTAATTTAATTACAACGTCCACAGCATTTTTGTTTTTATATTAATAGATAGATCTTCTAGTAATTTTTTTATTGCTTTGTTATCGCATTTTTTTTCTTTGTTTGTGTTGGTTAGTATGTAAACTATGATTGTTCCTCTGAAATTTTTAATTACAGTAAATCCTAAATTAGTTATTTTTCTATTAGAAGATGATACCATATCTTTTATAGTGTTGCATTTAGGTAAATTATCTGACTCATTAAATACTATTGCTTTTGTATCTTCTGTTGAATTTATAAAATTATAAGTGCAATTATCTATTTCTTTTTTTTCCTGATACGCAATATTACCTTCTTTAACATCATTAATAAAATTATCATCTATGAGTGTAAAAAGTTTTGAGTAAGAATAAGATTTATTAAAGATTCCTTGAACCGGTATGACGGACACATAATAACCTTTGCCGCACTGTTTTAGCACTTTTGATATTTGTTTTTTTTCAAAATCGTAAAAGTTTCTAATCTTAGTTCTGTTTGCATCTAAGTAAATAATGCAAGCCAAGACTACGATCAATGGTAGCGTTATACAAGGAAATCTTTTTTTCATATTTCTTATATTTATTTATTAATATATCCGTAGGTCAAACTGTACTTTTTATTTACTAAGCACTTTAAAAGTTCGTTAGGGGTAAACAACTCAATGAGGGGAACCATACCAGCTAAATATAAAGCCATCTGTATAAACTTTGAGCAATAATGTAAAGTGTTCTTTTTGCCAATATAAGTGTAAACCTTTTTTTTAATAAATTTAGGCACGATACCCCATTCTTCAATTTCTGAAAATATAGCTAGTAGTATTGAATAACGACCTAGGCCGACCCACTTTTGTAAGTCCTTGCGAATTACATCATATTGTTTATCTGTAACTTCAATAGTTACCCGGTCTATTCTAGTATCTTTTTTTAACTTCTTATACCAAACGGCAGAGGGTGTTTTGATATTACCCACCACGCCTTTGGATTCAAAAACATGACTACCCATGTCAATAGAGCAATGCTCCGCTGAAATAGTATGACCGTTCACCTTTAACCTATCTCTATAAGTACCGTATTGAATAAAGAATCTGGCAAAATATTTAATGGATTTAGAGCTTAATTCTGTTTGATGAAAATTAACGTATATGTTCTTCATTACCACTTAATATCATTAACTTCTTTAATGCTTTTGGCAAAATGTAAAGCTCTTAACTTAGTAGCTACCTTATTATAAGTTACACCTCTTTGTTGTGCGATTAGAGTGGCTAGACCTTTTAACTCCTCAATGTTTACTTTTTTAGGTCTTCCATAAACATCTACCCAGTCATAAGAACGGTGATTTAAAATAATAGCTCCTAAAATATTGGAGTTAGCTTTTTCGCTAGATACAAATTTAGTACCTAAATAATCAATATGCTTATATAGTTCTATTGATTTCAACTTCTCTATTTCTGCTGTTTTAGAGTCTTTAGCATTTTGCAATAATTCTTCTGAAGTAAATTCAGGCTCAGGGGTATTCCCTTCCGCTATCCATTCTTGTATTCTGTTATATTCTGAATTAGAAGGATCTTTAGGTACTGTTATTGAGTTATTAATTAAGTAACTATTTTGTAATTCTTTAACTATTTCTATGTTCATAATTTAATTATTAAAGTTCTGCATCTGCTGTAAAATGCCATGATAATAGTGATCCTGATGGGCTGATTCCTCCTTTAGAAATCGAATAAGCTGAAAATCCTGCATTTGCTGCTCCTGCAGCAATGTCACTTCCAGAAGATTGATTTCTAATTTGACCTAAAGCACCAGACGCGTGACTATAATTTGTTACTGTAGGAGTAGATCTTTTATTAACTTTAAATCTTACATCTGTGTTAAAATCAGATCCTGTAGATCTATCGTTTACATATCCTGAAGCAGTTACTGTTCCTGGAGCAGTAGTTAAATTATAACTCTTCTCATAATACCTCTGGCAAAGCTCAATTTCCGTTTGAATTGTCCTACTTTCAAATGGAGTAGAAACACTCCCAGCTTCAACTTGAACGCCAGTAATCCGAAAATCATTAGATGTCGAATCTGCACTATTGACTTGATTTGAGGTTGCAAAATAATTACCAGTTTGCCAAGTATCGGCAGTAGTTTGATGAGTTGATCCAGCAACTAAAGCAAAGGACAACTGTAGTCCGTTTCCCGTAGTATAATCCCAAGTGCCAGCACTAGGACTTGCGGATATAGTTATGGTTTTAAATTCCCACGTATTACTAGAATTAACTGTGTACTCTGAAACATAAGATCTATCCTGTCCGCTATTCCTAACGCTTACACAAAAAATACCTGTCTTAGTTGATCTTACCCAAAAGGATATAGTGAAAGTTTTTTGTGCGATTACTTGAAAATTATAACCTTCTATTCTTTGAGCAATAATTGCAATATCCCCAGCCGCAATAGAGGTATCAGCAGTTGTGCAATCTATTTTCATTGATTTATCAATGTATCTCCCTGATTCTAAGGTGGTTGGGGTTTCTGTGTCTTGAGTAATAGTATATGCCATTGATCCAACTTTACTAATAAGCCATCTGTCTAAAGTATAATCACCATTGGTTACTGAGGTAAAAGAAGTTCCTCTTTGTGCGATTTGAAAATCTCCGTTGATTATTACATTTTTATTATAAGAGTCAGGGTCTTCCCAAGAAACATCTGTACCATCACTAACTAAAACCTTATTGGCAGTCCCTATAGGTAAATTAGCCCAATCCGAACTAGAGTTGCCAACCAGTATATCCCCCCTAGCACAAGTTAATGCGGCAATATCAGTTAAGTTAGTATCAAAGGCTTGAGCACCCAACGTGGTTCTAGCAGCAGCAGCGGTAGTATCATCTAATACTGTAGCCATGAAAGAAGAAACTGTAATTGAGTCTGCTGAACCTGCGGAAGCAATCATATTGCCACTAGCATCAAAAGCTAAAAACGTACTGGCCCTGTTAGAAGGTAAAGTAAAAGTACCCCCTTCTGCATCAGAAGCACTTAGTCTTACACTACGACTTATATCTCTTTCAAGTTGCTGCATTATAGACTGCATACGGGTTAATTCCGTATTTAGTACATTGGATCTAAAAGCTCCGGCCAATGAAAAACCTGTTAATCTGTTAATTGGTATTTCTCTAGATATAGAAACTGCATCTAAATTTGCAAGTCCAGTATTAAAAACAATCTTACCGCCATCCATCGGTAGGTCAGTTTCAGGGACTATACTTGAATTGTCGGATTGTTTAACTACATAGTCTGTAGTTTTAATGTCGTTGACATATACCTTAATGTCCGAAGTATCGAAAATCATAAAGGTAAAAGTGAAATCCGTTTGGCTAGCAGTAGAAATGTACTGGTCTAGTGGAGTCTCATCTGTCAATGCTGGTACTGTACCCATATTTAAATTTCAATTAATTTTTAGGAATCCCTAGATTATTATTAAACTCTTCCTCCATTAAGTCAAGAGTTTGTCTTACTCCGATCATAGTTTGTAAAGGCAGTAACCTTCGTACAGAATGTACTGTAGATTGGTCTGCATTACCGCTAAGAACATCTGAAGCTATTGATAAAATATTAGTAACTTGACCAGAAGTAGGGCCAAGTGCGGAAAAGTTATTATAGTTATGGTATTTGTTTGTAGCATTGGTCCCAAGTATTCTAGACAACCCTACATTCCCTTGAGCAAGTTTCTCTAATTTATTATTGTAATCCATGAACCAACTGGTTACTCCGCTACGATCCACCCCCTCTTGGATTAAGGTAGCAGTATCTGGCATTTCTTCACCCCTAGCCGCTCTCTTATATGCTGCAACTAAAGTACCAAAACCAACCATAGTTATTAAACCTTGAGCTGTTTTACTATCAAAATCTTGGACTATAGGTATGAGTGTCTTTTGCATAGAAGAGAAAGCAAACGACTGGAATTGACCAAATAAAGTCAAGCCATTCCTTGACATCCACAGAGGGGTCGTGCCTGCACCGGGGGTAACAATAGTGCTATCGGCAGCTTTCTTTATAGCACTAGCGTAAAGCTCTCCAAATTCTTTAGCCTTTGCATCCCACTTAGTGATGTTGGGAAAAACTAGATCATCAATTATTTCGCCATGTTTTTTGATTTGAGCGCGGATAGCTTTAGCTGAGTTTAAATCAATGCCACTACTAGCAAGATTAGCTATCTGTTTCTTGGT